GCGCCTCGCCGCCGCTGAGGGTCGGGCTGCGCTGGCCGAGCGTGAGGTACCCGAGGCCGGTGTCGCGCAGGAGCTGGAGCGGCCGGTGCAGCCGCGGCACGTCGGCGAAGAAATCGACCGCCTGCTCTGAGACCCAACCAAAAGATTGAAATGGTTTGATCTGCCCGGATATGGTCCGTACTGGCTTGATTTCCAGAAGCTTCGAGTCGGTGACGCTACGCGGTTTCAAACTTTATCCGGATCGTGCCCGGAATGCCTTTGTCGAAATGTTTGAAAAGGGTCCGGTTCCGCAGATGAAAAGGGTCAGTCGGTAGCCGCGACATTGACCGAGCATCCGTTGGCGGCGAATGCCGTCAGGGCATCGGAAACCAGGGAAGACACTTTGCTCGGGGACCAGTCCGCGTAAAAGTTGCGCAGGCGTTCTTCGCAATCGGCGGCCGAGCTACTTTCCAGGATGATCTGCCGCACCGGCGCGAGGCTGCCGCGGAAGGCTCGCGACAGGTCCGCGGCCCCCGCCTGAGCCACCCGATCCACCGCTGCGTGCGTCTGATCCGCCAGCTGGGGTTCCCGAGCCGCCAGCGGCTGCAGCTCGGGACTGGTAAAACCCGACGGGGGGCCACCTCCGGGCGGCATGGGGGGAGTGGGCACAGCTTTTCTTTGGAGAGGAAAGCCGAGCTGCTCCCCGAGAGTTTCCAGACCGTCATCGGTCGGCTCGATGCCGGCCTGGCCGAGGTTGCCCAGAAGTGTTCCCAAAGCTGTTTGATCTTCCGGAGACATTCCACCCCAAAAAGCGTGAGGAGCTTTTCCGGTGAAACCGTTCATCCAAAGCAGCGGCTTGAAGAGCTGATCGCGCAGCGTCTCCCCAAGAACCTTCGAATCGAATTGCCGGATGTCCTGGCGCACTCCCTCATGCTGTTTGGAAACGCCCGATCCCATACCGGTCGACTTCATATTGCTGGACGCGGTCTGGCCGACGATGAGTTTGGAAATCTCGTCGTTGCATCGATCGTGAAACTTCTCAAAGGCCTCTCCCGTCTGGCCGGCCGCCGCCTGGATCAGCTCTACTTCCGTTTCAGAGGAGATCACCAGGCCGAAGATCTTGGTCGCCGCGTTGAACGCCTGGGTGAGGATCATCCGGCTGGCGTCGTCCGACTGGTCGTATTTTCCGACGATGAAAGGGGAACCGTACCGTTCCAGGAAGCGGGACCACCAATCGCGGTCCATCGATCGCAGTAGCCACCAAAAAAGAATGGAGCGCATCGGTCCACCCCAGAACGGCGCCGCGCTGAGCAAGTGACCGACGTGGATGATGTATCGGTTCGGATCCGGTTCTTCGAGATCTCCAAGCAGGTAACCGCCATGCTGGTCCAGCTTGCGAAGCTTCAGCCAGCCGGTCGTGTAATCGAGATCGTTGGCCTGAACCGGATTCAGTGCCATCAGGTCATATCGAATGCCCGGCCGGCTGCTGGGCTTGAAGACTTTTTCCAGCAACGCCAGGGGATAAAGATGACCATCGAGGAGGTGCCCACACGACAGAGTCACCCCGGAAAACTCAGAGATCGTGTCCTTGATAAAGTCGCAGGCCTTGACGTCGTTCGGATCCTTTTTGTTCGGCGGCTGGATGCTCAGGGTGTCGCCCAGGACCGCAAGCTTTCGCTTGCCGAACTCCGCCTGCACATGCGGATCGGACATGATGACGTCGCGGTAAAGCCCGAAAAGGTCCCGGACGTTGCCGGTCTCGGCCGAGGAAATAACCTGCCGTAGCCGATCGACGTCGAGAAGGTTCGCGATGAAGGTTGGTTCGCTCGCCCGATAATTATACCAGCCCTTCGTCGATTGCCGCGGAACGAGCCATTCGAGCCAGTTGGAAACCGCCCGCTTGATGGGATTATTGTCAGGCATTGTGCTTCACCTCTCCCTGGTTGAAGAGGCCGGCGAACGGATTTTTCCACTTGCCGGCATCTTTCGGTTTGCCAATACCGCCGACTGAAACAGCTTCGGCCTGCGCCGGGCCACCCCTGGAGAGCAGCCCATGCAGGGCCAGCTTCACAGCGTCAAAGGTGTCCCCGTGTCGGCCTCGGGAATCGGTCAAGTTTACGAACCCGCCCTTGTCGCGCGTGACCAGGCGAAAGTCCTCCTTCACGTAGCGAGACTCGGGCAACGCGAGCAGCCCATCATCGACCTGGTTGACCACGAGGTTTCCGAGGTAACTCTTCACCGACATTTTCTCGCCGTGGTATTCGGTCGATTCACTGGAGACGACCAGCTCGGTGACAACCTTGCCGGCGAACTCCGTCTTGAGGTCGGTGGCGAAGAAGCGCTCATTGGTCGCATCGATGCAGAGCCGACGAGCTTTCCTATTCTCGCCCAGGTCGAGCGCCTCCCGGATCATCGAGCGGCTCACCTCGGGATCGTTCGTTTTGAAAGCGAGCAATAGCCGGACATAGAACGTCCTGCCGAGTTGCTCGACGACAGCCACCGAGCTGGGATTGCTCATGGCGTTCTCGGTGGTGGCAATGTCGAAGCCGATCGCGATCTTTCCGGTCCCGAGATGCCGGCGCCAAGCGGGAACGAAGTCGTCCTCACCGAACAGACACTGATCCCGCCCCTGCAGCATGGCCACATGAAGCGCGGCAAGCGAGACGGCCGCCGTGCCGCCGGTCTTGAAGATGAGCGCATAGTTGCGATCCCACGCATCGCGGTCCGTCGCCTTCGCGCGGTGTTCGGCCGGAGTGAGAACCTCCCGGGTGTTGAGGTCGTAGAGCTTCAGTCCTGCCTCGGCCGTGTCGTAGACATCGGCGCGGTGGACCAGCACGCCGGCCTGGCTGGTATACCAGTGACCCTTCGCGTCGGGCGTGAAGATCATACCTTCCGGCGGCACAGTCAGCTCGTAACTGTAGTGAGCGTCGTCGTTGGGCGGAGTGGTCGCCATGGTGACCGAGAAGTCAGGGTCGGCCGAAGCGATCGGCTCCATCGCTTCCCACAGATCCTTGAAGTCGGGAATGAACCCGATCTCGTCGAGCATGACGTCGCCGGAGAAGCCGCGGGCCGTGGCGACATTCGGGGCGATGACCAGCGTGCGGGAACAAACCGTGCGGGAATGCCAGAGCTTCGCCTCGATCCGGCCGCGTTCGAACAGCTCGCAGAAATCGTCGGCGGTCAGTCCGTCGGCGTTGGTTTCAACTTTCAAGTGAGCCTTGGCGGCGTCCACCTTCCACGAGTCGAAGGCGGACTGGATCACCTGCGCCTCCTTCATCAACATTTCTCGGCCAACCAGGATCGAGGCCGAGGCAAAGGTGACCAAGCGCCCGGGGCGCTTCATCATCTTCTTCAAGGCGAGCTTCGCCATGTTGCTCGTCTTGTGCCCTTGCCGCCGCCAGAGCATCAGGAAGAAGCTCAGGTTCTGGCGAAAAATCTCGCGCTCGTATGGAAGCGGTTTGTTCACGCCCAGTCCTCCTCGAAGATTCGCTGGCCGAGCAGCTCGATCTTTTCGGCGTTGGTCGAGCGGGACTCAACCACTTCCTTCACGCGCTGGTCGGCGTACCACTTCAGGAACAGCTCGCAGGTCTGGCGCTGGAATCGTTTCTTGTTGAGCTCAATGACCTGGTCGCGCTGGTCGAGGACCTTTTTACGGATGCCGATCTTCTCTTTCTCCAGGTCGCCCTGGCGAAGGAGATAGAGCGAGCTGACCAGCGTTTCAATCTGCTCGGCGTCGCCATCCTCCGCGAGCTCCTCGAGCAGCGTGAGGATGCGGCCGCCGGCAATCGCCGCGCCGCCGTCGGCGATATTGCCGCCACCGGCTTTGCCGAGCTTGAGCGCGAACTCGGAAAGGACCTTGAGATTCTCGACCTTCTCGCGGCGCCGGATCCAGTCCTGGTAGCCGCCCTGGCGCCATTCGGTCAGGTTTTGCGCATTGATCGGCTGCTCGCCCCAGAGCTGGTCGAGGACCTCGAGGACTTCGGCCTGGGTGTTCAGCCATGCGAGCAGCTGCGGTCCGCGCGCGCCATCGTCGAGCCGACGGTTGAGCTCGGTACGGATCGCCAGCGGCAGGCTGGCAATCTTACCTTTGCGCGTGATGTCGGCTTCATCGGGCATGAGATCAGGAGATCGAGACCTCCGCGAAATCGGCGGGAATGGTTCGGTCGAAAAAGTAGGGCATGAAGAGGTCGAGCCGCGGATCGGCTTCCGGTGCGCGATCGCTCCAGAAGCGGAAGATCGTCGTGCCGTCGGGGAAAACGATCTTGAGCCGTGCCCGATCGCTCTTGCCGGGCGGAAGCCCGATAATGCTCTGGGCGCCCAGAGTCAACGCGCAGGAGAGATAAGAAATCGGCCCGTCGTCACCGACCCAGCGATCGGTATCGTCGTCGCCGTCCGGATCCCAACCGCCGGCCTTTTTGGAAAGGCCGTATTGAGTGATCTTGATCTTGGCCACGTTCAGGGCGCGTAGGTGATGGTGACAGTCATGTCGCCCTTGCCATCGAATCCACAGACGATCATCCGAACGGTCTTACCTTCCGGAGCGGTCGGATCGATGGAGCGGATGAAGTCCGACACGTTGGCCTTCGGGACAAGAACGCGATGGACCCGGGACTGGTTCGGGGTGACGTCGGAAACGGTGTAGGGAGGAGGCACGGTCGTTGAGACGGCCGCGGCCGCAGCGGGAGCCGGAGTGGACGCGGTGGCTGTGGCGGCGATGTTGGGATTGGGGGACGTGGGATCAGGCATAGGTGGAGTGGGTTGGAGGTTGGGGTTGGAAGGTCAGCTGAGGCGCGGTTGCCGGCGGTAGCCGTCCCAGTTCTCGCCGATGGAGGGCGCGGCTGCGCAGAGGTGATAAGTGATGATCGAGGGCAGCAAGCGGCGGCAGGCGGCGGGCCATTGCTCGGCGAAGAGGACGTCGTCGTGCTGGCAGGTGCCGAGCGACCACGGATAATCCTTTTGCGCGACGGCATTCCAGAGCTGGAAATAGCCGATCGGCACGTACCCGCGCAGCGTGTCGACGTACCGGTGCGAGACCTGGCGCGGCACCTGGGGATTCAACAGAAAGCTGTAGATCGCCTGGGGGGGGGCGTTCTTCAGCGCGGAGAGCTCGGCCTTGCCGATGACGTCGATGCGGTCGGCGCCGTAGATGCAACTCGTGTCGAGCGTTGTGTGGTTGAAGAGGGCCCGGCGGAAGTTGTCCGGCAGGATGATGTCGGCGTCCAGGTGCAGCCGCCAACCGTGATACTGGAACCGGCTCAGGCCCGCGTTGAGCGCCGCGCCCTTGTTGAAGTGCCGGCCGTTCTTCTGGAAGAGATCGGTCTGCACGCAGATCGCGCCGTGCTTCTGCGCGACCTGTTGCGTCGCCCGGTCGTTGTGATCGGTGACCACGATCATTGTGTCCAGGTGCGGATGATTCGCGGTCAGCGTGACGTCGAGCAGATCGTCGAAGCCGACGCAGGCGGTGACCGCCTCGAGACGGAGCGACTCGGCCGCATGGGGAGACGGCGAGGCGTAGTTCACCGGACCTCCTTCTGGCTGGCCTCGATCTCGGCTTCGATCTGGTGCAGCCGCTCCTGGTCGTGGTCGAGGCCGAGCTGCCGCTCGTTGAGGTCGGCGCTCACCGCGGCCAGTTCGGCCTGCTCGTGCTCGATCTTCACCAGGCGCGGATCCTCGTGCCGGATGTTGACGAAGCAGATCACGCCCAGAACAAAGACCACCACGATGGCCGTGTAGATCAGGCGAAATTCGTTTCTCCTGGACATGGCGCCTACCCCTTACTTCGGTTTGCTGGCCGTGGTGACGAGGTCGTTGAGGATCTTGATGTCGCGCTTGCGCTGGGCGCCGGCGATGAAGTAGGCGAGGAGACGATCCACTCGGACGGTGACGGTCCGACCTGCCATTCCCCCGGGGATGGGCGTGCCGATGTCGCACAGCTGCTGGTCGCTAAACTGCTCGAGATCGCCAGCAAAGCCAGGATCAGAGGCCGGATCGCGCGAGAGCAGGTCCGTCGCGCGCTTGATGTCGTCGGTGAGTTGGTCGTCATTGGCATGGAGGAGTTTGTTGGTGATGAACGGCTCGGCGATCTTCTCGGTCTCCAGAACCACGTCGGCCACGGCCGCCACCGCGCCGGAAGGCACGCTCGCGGCCGAGAGCAGGGAAGTGACTTCGGTGAGGTCCATGGCGGTTACAGGTCGAGGGCGAGAAGGTGTTGCGGCTTAAAAAGCCGAGGCAGGCGCAGCTCGAGCCGGGTCGTCGTGGCGGCCGGTGCGTACGCGATCGTGGCGTCGCAGATGCCTTTGCCGGCGGCGTGCACATCGTCGCCAAAAACCGTGACGAGGTAGGCGGCGACGGAAGGATTGGTGCTCGAGCTCGCCAGTTGCGTGACGTAGGTGCGGCCGGCACCGAGCAGGCCGTCCAGCGCCGTTCCGAGTTGAGCGAATGAAGCGGCGCTGGCCGCGGTCGAGGCGTTCGCCTTGGCGCCGGTGAAGATGTCGTCGATCGCGGTCGGATCGATGCTGCCCGAAGGAAGAGATTCCATTTCCTGGCCGCAGCCGTAGAGAAGCAATCCGTCGGTCTGCATCGTCGAAGGCTGCTTGATGAACACGGCCATTGCCGCGGTCGTGGCCACGCTCGCGCCCGACTCGATTCCGGCCAGGGCCGCGGGCGTGTCCAGCGCGGCCGCGCCTTCAACGATCTTCGTATCGGTAGCGCTCAACGGCGGAGTGACGTTATCGAACTGGCTCGGCAGCGTGCTGGCGCAGCCACTCAGGAGCGCGCACCCGCCCACGGCTAGCGCCAGGAGAATGATGCCATTCGCCGAAGGCGGGGTGCGGCCCACAGTGTTGGGGAAGTACGCGGCGAGCACGCCCTTGTACTTCTTTTCGAGAAACGACCAGAGCAGCGTGCCGACGAGCGTCACGGCGATGACCAGGTAATTCGTGAGCGCGGCGACGTTCTTGTCGGCGATTTGCTGGGTGATGACGCCGTGCCCGACCAGGTAGGCCAGGAGAAGGGCGATCAAATAGCGGGCGATGGATTGGATCATAAGGGTCGGGGATGGAGCGTGCCGCGTTCGTTGGCCAGGACACCGGCACTGGTGACCTGGTAAAAAGGCGTGGCACCGGCCGGGTGCGGCGTCATAGAGACGAAGCCGGATCCGCGCAGGAACGCGAGTGCGTCGGTGACCTCGTCCGGCTCGGCGTTGAAGTCGAGCAGGCCGGCCCGGTTGAGTCGCTGGACGATCACGGCCAGATCGAAGGCGTTCAGCCCGCGTTCAGCCAGCCATTGCAGGACGGCGACGCGGACCGATTCCCGGCGCTGTTGCGGGCTCACGACGGATTGCCCTCCAGCCGGCCGATGGCGCGGTGCACTTCGCGCATGCCGTGGTCGAAGCTGCCGACAATGGCATCCAGTTTTTGGAAGATCGCCTTCGACCGCTCTTCATTGCGGTCGTCCAGGGAATTTATCCCCTGCCCGAGGCGTTCGACTTCCGTGTGTAGCTCGCGGCTCAGACGCCCCACTTCCGCGTGGAGTTCGTGGCTGAGCCGGGCCGACTCCGTGTGCAGCTCCTGCTTGGTGGCGAACTCCGACTCGATCGACGGCTTGCGCCGCAGCATGACGATCAGCGTCACGATCGCGACCGACGTCATGAGCAGGAAACTCAGCGACGCGATGAAGAGATAAAAAAAGATCGCCTCGGGCGGACTCGGCGTCGTTAGGATGGGCGAGGAGTACGCCTGGGCCAGGAACATGCGCCCACCGTAAAACGGGCGGCCCCCTCCGTCTAAACGGGCTGCACGCTTTTAGGGCGTGGTCTTTTCCATCCCGGCAAGCGCCACGTCAGGCGAAGCCGTATAGTTCTCAATCTGAGCTCCGGCCCCCGAAGTCGTCACATATCTAAAAACACCAGATCTCCAGACCCGACCGCTATAAAAGTTATCTTGGGCCAGGTTGCTCGCGTCGATATCGGTGATCCTGATGATTTTTGCGCCATTGTTGTAGTTGCCGAGGATCGAGCGTTCGTCCAACACCTGGAGCACCCGTACGTACATTTTAACGGAGCTCAGCTTCAAGGCGGCATCCTCCTCCTCTTTCGCAAACGCGTTCGCCTCTTGAGCCAGGGAGGCGGCCTTTGCGCGCCATTTTCCCTGAAGGACCGAAGTGGTAAGGCCCCACTGGTCCAAAAAAGCCTGCGGGAGGTCGGACACGGCTACGACCTTGTCGCCCATCGGGTTTGTTAATCGAACGGAGAGATCGTCGTTCAGGGAAACCTTCTCGATGGCCATGAATCTCTGGCCCTTGATTGTCACCCAGGTGTGCTGCCAGTCCGATGAATTATTTCCGGAAAGATGAGCGGGGAACGAAGCCGCCTCTTTAATTAACTGATTTGCCCTGTCATCAGCATCGTCTGCGCGGGCGGGGAGGGAAAGGAACAGTCCAGCGGTGAAAAGTCCGACCAACAGCTTTAACATAGTTACCTCCTGATGATCTTGTTGACCGAGTGGACCGGATAGATCCAGTGAAATTTTTCGCGGGGAAATTCCATCGGAGGAAAGGCCGGATTGTACGACGTTAATTTGATGTGCGCCGGATCGCCTCCGGTAAGGGTGAGAATTTTAAAAGCAAACCCTTCTTCTTTGATTTTGGCGATGACCAGGTCGCCATTCCTCGGAGGAGAGTTGGGCAAAACAATCGCGACATCGCCATCCTGGTAACGCGGCTCCATCGAGTCGCCACGGAGCTGGATGGCGAAGGCCTGGTTGTCGCTGACAGCGGCAGGGATCATCTCCTGCCAATCTTCCGGGATCTCATCGAACGATGTAGCGATGCCGGCCTGCGCCCAGGACAAGAGCGGAATCATTTTGACCGCGGTGCCAGTGGCGTTGGTGGGCGAGTACTTTTGTGCGCCTTCTTTGATTCCCTTGGTGGACGCGCCTTGGATTTGAAGCGTGCGATATACCGGCTCTCCTGTGCGTTGGGATTCGGGATTCAGCCGCGGTTCTTTCCCTTGAAGCAGCCACGAAGGAGCAACTCCAATCATGTCCGCCAAAGCCTTTAATATTCGCGGTTGCGGCACAAAGCCGCGGTTGAACCAACCGGAAACAGCTCCCTGTGAAATATCGAGTCGGGCAGCAATAGCACCTTGAGTCAGGCCCAGCCGGGTCATCTCGCTTTCCAGCCGGCGACAAAAGTCCTTAGAGCGGGAGGTTGCAGGTTTTGCCTTCAATAGCAAACACTTTCGAGCGTGTTCGCGCTTGAACACAAGCCTTTTCTTAGATTATTTTAAGTGGAAGTAGTTTTATTGTTGAACCAAGCCAAAGGAAGTGTACAACTCCTTTATGAAGTTCAACCACGAACGCGTGAAGCAGGAGATGCAAAGGAAGGGCTGGTCTTATCGCTCCGCCGCTCCCCGCGTCGGCCGGTCGTATCAGTGGATTTGCCTCGTTCTAAACGGAAAGGCCACGAGCGAACCCGTTCTGAAGGCGATCGCCGGGCTTCCTCCGCGCACTAAATAATTTTTATGTCCAACCGAATCAACCATCCTCCTGCCGCTGACTTCTGCTCGCCCGAAAGCCTCAGCGTCCATCCCGACCTCACCAATTTTCCGCCGCTTTCCGACGATCGAATTGCCGCCCTGAACAAATCGATCAAGGAGCATGGCGTCCAGGAGCCGCTAATCTGTGACCAGCATCGTCAGGTCTATAGCGGCCGGGCCCGGCTGCAGATCGCCCTGGCGCTCGAGCTATCCGCCATCCCGATCATCATCCGGCCCGAAGCGAACGTGCTGATGTTCGCGATCGAAAATGCGGTCAACCGCCGGCAACTCACATGTTCGGGAATCGCCTTCCTGCTCTTCGAGCATCAACCGGAACTGGCCTCTCGCCGGGGGAAAGCGGGACGCCCAAATAAATGCTCAACGGTTGAGCATTTATCCGCAAGTCACGAAAGCTACAGGCAGATAGGCGCACGATACCGCGTTCATCCGAGCTATTTCGGCTACCTCGCCGAGATGAAGGCAGGCTCTTCCGACGAGGAATGGGCGCAGCTCCGCCACCTGATCCTGCACGAGGAGGCGTCGATCCCGCGGCAGTACGCAGGCTTCTCGACCGGGCTGAAAGCCGGATCCAAGCGCGGGCCGGTCGTGTACGCCTCGGTGAACGAGCAGGGCGTTCTCGACGGGATCCTTCCCCGGGCCTTCTCCTCGATCCGGGAAGGTTTTCTGCGCTGGTCGAATCACGAGATCGATTCCAAGGCCAAGGCGGCCGTCGAGCGCGAGTGGGCCCAGCTCCTGGACGAAGCGCCGCCCGAGCTGCTCCGGATCGCCCAGAGAAAGGCGGCGCTCAAGTGAGCAGGCATTCTTTCAAAGCTCGCGGCGTGTCGAACGGAGTGAAGTTCGTCGCTTCCGGAACCGTGACCGCACCTGACGGTTGCTCCGGTGAAACCGTCGCCTCCCTGGCTGAAAAAGCAGTTCGAGAGCTGTTTGTCGGGGCATCGATCGCGAGCGTCCGGACCCGGTTGATGGGAAGAAAGGCGGCGCTGAAGTGAAGACGGACTGGAATCATCTTTCAAAAAATCGCGTTCGCGATGGACTCTTCGGATCAGAAGATTCGATCGGTCGCTTCGGACAATTTCAATTTCCCACGTGGGGGGAGATCGCATCCGTGGTTGTTTACATACTCCGACGCCGGCGGGTGGAACTGCACGACCACCTCCTCGGCATCCCAGAACATGCCCTTGATCCAACACATGTCCTCCATCTCTGGAAGCATAAAACCGCCGAGTTTCCTCGGCCCTCAAAGGAGCTCGTCTAATGCCTCCGATCGACGCTGCAGCCGAGGCGCTCCGCCGGGAATCGATCCTGCGCGAAGCGGCGAACGGAGGACCGCGCCAGGTGAGCGCCGCGACGCTGTCGCGGTGGCGTCGCGCCTACGCCGCGAACGGCTTGAAGGGTCTCGAGCCCGATTACACGAAGTGCGGCCGGCCGCCGATGGCCCGGCTCGACGAGTGGGAGCAGATGACGGCGAAGCAGCTCTACGTCAAGACCGGGTCGGTGACCACGGCGCTGCGCCTGCTGGCCGATACCGATAGCTGCTCGGAGAACACGGCCGCGGCGATCCTGAAAAAGCGCACCTCGAAGCATTCCATCCCGCGCTCGATCCGGAACCAGGTCGAGGTCGCCAGCGCCGTGCGCGAGTACGCCAAGTCGGAGAAGCGGACCCGGACCAACTTCTTCGTCAATCCGCGCACGCTCACTTTCCTCGACGCCATGGGCGAGGAGCGGCCGCTGCGGGTGGGCGACCTGTCCGAGCGCGACGACATGTCGAACAACTTCATCGGCTGGGTCGAGTGGCCCTGGGGCGGCGACGCGTGCAGCGACCGCTTCGGCGTCCGCGTTTTTCGCGGGCAGAACCTGATGCAGATCGATGTGCGGTCGCTCTTCTTCCAATCCTTTTGTTTCCTGGTCCGGATGCGCGACAGCTACCGCGCGGACGACATCTGGCAATGGGTCGGCCATTCCTACCGGGACCATTTCGTGCCGGCGATCGGCGAGCGGTGGGAGCGCGGCATCTGGGCGTCGAACAAGCTGCGCGGCGTGGCGATCGAGCCGGGCCACACCTCCAACGACGAGCGTCTCGGCGGCATCGCCTCGCTCGGCCGGCGCGTGATCGAGAGCCAGTCGCCGACGACGAAGATCATCGAGAACCGGTTCAACTTTTTCCAGACGGTGTGCGCCACCATCCCGGGCCAGATCGGCCGGCGCCGCGGCGAGATGGAGCGGGAGAACAAGCTCTGGACCGAATGCCGGGAAGGCCGGCGCAACCCGCGCGAGCACTTCCTGTCCTTCACCGAGCTGGCCGAACAGATCGAAAAGAAACTCCACTACGTCAATCACGAGCCGGTCGAGGGCGAGCTCTACCATGGCGTGCCGGCGGAGATGTACGCGCGCGGCCTGGCCGAGCGGGGCGACGAGATGAAGCCGCTGGCGCCCGAACAGGGCTACCTCTTTTCCCGCAACCGCCACGAGACGACCTGCAACAAGGGCCACGCCCGGGTGCGCTACACCCGGCCCGAGGGCGGCCGTGGCGGTTGGTGGTTCTATCACCCGGAACTGTTCCGCTGGCAGGGTGAGCAGGTCGCGGTCTATTTCGACCGGGAATGCGTGTCAGCGGGCGCGACCGTCGTCCCGCTCCGGCCCGGCGTGAAGAACGCGGCTCCGCTGCACTGCGAGCTGATCGATGGCTGCCCGCAGTTCACCCTGGGCCGCGAGGAGCTCGCCCCGGAGATGGCCGATGCGCTCGGCCGGAAGAAGGCTTTCATGGACGCGGTCCGCAGCGACTACCGCGCGATCTTCCCCGACGGCCGCAAGCGGGCCCGGGTCGCCTCCATCCAAGACGGCGCCGGCCAGAGCGCGACGGTCGAGAGTGAGCTTGCAAGCCACGATGCCGCGCGCCGCGGCGGATCCGCGAGGACCAAGGCATACGATAAGCCGGACGCGGCTACTCGCGGAACGGCGCCCCTTTCATCCGACCCCGCCTACATGCGGCGGCTCGAGGAACAGTTTCGCGATTCCAATCCCGGAGTCGGCATCACGTAGACCAACCAAGGAGAAATCAAAATGCCAGGAGAACAGCCAGGAGAAAACGGCCAGCAACAACCCATCCCGCCGGGGAAGATCTCGGTGGGCCGCGTCATCGACGGCATCGAGTTCCAACAATTCGCCGATGCGGGCCTGGTGCGGCCGCTCGGCATCGACATCGCGTCGGCGCAGGGCGACAAGTTCACGCTGATGATTGTGTCCGGCCTGGGGCTGGCACTGGGGAGCTTCCAGACCAAGCGCGTCTTCATCATCGAGGTCAAGGCGCTGGTCGATCTCGCGCTGTTGCTCGGCATCGATCGCGATCGCCCGGCGATCGTCGTCCCCGGATCGGGGGTGCGCCGTGGCTGAGAAAATCATTTTTGATCCAGAGCATGGTTTCAGTTACGCCGGATTTTCTTTCAAGCGCTGGTTCTGGGGAAAGGTTCTTAGCCTTGCCCTCTGGCTTTCATGCCGCGGCGATGATCTCTGGAGCCTCTCTTTCGAACGGTCTGGCGAGGACATTCTGATGGCGCTGAACGACGATATTCCTGATGAATACCAATCGGCTCGGCAACGGGACGTCGTAGACAACTGGGACAGGCACGTCACGTTGTTGCTGAAGGATAAGGAGGCCAGCCATGGCGCCTGAACTCCTCAACAGCATGGACGCGGCCGAGCTGCGCAAGCTCGCGCAACGCATCGCCGAGCACCAGGAAGCGAAGAAGCTTTCCGACAACGGGCTGCTGAAAAAGTTTCCCGCGATGGGGTCGACCACGACCTACAAGAAGATCCTCAACGACAATCTGAAGGAGCTCGATCTCGAGAAGCAGCTGACCAATTACCGCTCGGTGGTTGCGCTGATCGAATCGATCCAGGATGAGGAGGAGGAAGAGGAGCTCTTTGAGGACCTGGTCGGGCCGCTCGAACTGCGGCGCGCCTTCCTGGAAACATCGACCCAGCGCTCCAACAGCCGGGTGATCATCCTTGAAGGCGACACCGGGACGGGCAAGACGAAGTGCGCCCAGCTCCTGGTGAAGAAGCTCGGCATGCGCTTCATCTGGACCGAGGCGGCCGACGCCTGGGGCGACAAGCCGAGCGCGATGCTCGGCGCGATCCTGAAAGGCCTCGGAGAAAAGATCCTGCCGATGTACACGAACGACCGGCTCGAATTGGCCATCACGCGGCTGGAATCGAGTCGGCGCGCCCTGGTCATCGACGAGGCGCATCACCTGGGCCCGCACTGCCTCAACACGGTGAAGACCTTGGTGAACCGCACCCCGGGCGAGTTCATCCTCTGCGCGATGCGGACGCTCTGGAACCGGCTGGAGCGCGACGCCTACCAGGAAGTGAAGCAGCTAACCGGGAACCGGCTGAGCGAGAGGATCAAGCTGGCCCTGCGCGAGAGCGACATCAAGAAGCTGCTCGACCGGCGCGTGCAGCTCAACGGCGACACGAAGCAGGCGGTCGGGATGCTGATGCAGTACGCGCCGGCCCGGGGCAACCTGGCCTTCGTGCGGCAGGTCTGCCGCAAGGCGCGCGAGCAGGCCGACGACGGCGCGGTCACGATCGAGATCTTCACCAACGCGGTGACAGCGGAGGTCAACGGGAGATGAAGGGCATCACTCTCGCCAACATGGCTATTGGGGCCTCGGGCTGCATCACATGCCTGATGGTTCAGAATTTTGCGGCGTCTGTCTGGGCTGGGATTGCGGCACTCTCCTGGTGCTGTTTTTACCTCAGGAGTTTCCACGAATGAGACCGCGCCCCGACCTGCGCAAGCCGGTGCTGCATCCGGTCGCACGCTCGAGGACCGGCATCGCCGGGATCTGCCTCGCCAATGTCATGCTCAACGGCCGGCGCGTGTTGCACATCGTGGCCAACTGCGGGCCGCGCTCCTCGAAGTTCAACGCGGAGCGGCTCGGCCGTCAGGAAGCGATGCGCCGCGCGCTGCGCGTCCGGGCCGCCTACGAGCTGGCCGGGAAGGGGACGTCGTGAGCGATCCGATCCAGGCCCAGGCGTGGTGCGTATCCGACGGCTTCGACGTGCGCACGGTGGCGGACGACCGCTTTGTCGCCAGCGTGTTCGGCGCCGGGACCGGGCAGAAGCTCGCGCGGGCCCGGCTGATCGCGGCCGCGCCGGATCTGCTCGCCTCCCTGCGCACGCTGCTCAGCGGTGCGCCTCTGACCGCGTCCGATCTCGCCAACGCCCAGGTCGCGGTGGCCAAAGCGGAGGGCCGATCATGATCCGCCCGTTCTCCTTCAATCCCTTTCCGCACGACAGCGATTACGACTGCGGCGATGCGAACCATCTGCCCATCGTGCCGGTGACGGCCGAACCCATTTCTCCTGACGCCAGCCAGGAGTCCACACCCGAATCATCACCCGTACCTGGCGACGCGGGAATCCAAAAGGAATCCCACCATGAGTAAATCACGCATCAAAACCGCCTCCGCCTCGATCCAGACCCGCGAGGAGATGGAGAAGCTGGTCGGCGAGATCTGCATGCTCAAGACGCAGGAGCAGAGCCTGACCGCCGAGATGAACGCCCGGCTGACCGAAGTCCGGGAAAACTTCGAGAGCGGCCTCTCCGCGATCGACGAGGAGCTGAAGGGTAAGATCGCGTTGGCCCGCGACTGGGCTGAGGCCAACCCGTCCGAGTTCGGCCGGGGCAAGTCGATCGCGATGACGCACGGTGATGTCGGCTGGCGCATCGGCAATCCCGCCCTGCGCCTGCTCACCGGCTGGAACTGGGAGAAAGTGCTGACGGCGCTCACGTCGCTGGCGCTGAAGCAGTACATCCGGATCAAGTGCGAGGTGAACAAGGAAGCGCTCATCGCCGATCGTGAGAAGCTGCAGGACGCGGGCCTGCGCCGGTTCGGCGTGAAGATCGTCCAGGACGAGCCCTTCTTCATCGAGCCCCGGCTCGTCGCCACCGAAACCCGGATGCAGGAGGAGGCATGAGCCTGCGCCTGCTTCTTGCCGCGGCGTCGCTCGGGATCTACTGCCGATCGGTCCTGCCGGCCCTGGCGCTGTACTGGGCCGGGATTCGGATCGTGGCGGCGATCGAGCTCAACGCGGCAAGGATCCTCCAGATTCTGCGCGAGGCGGAGAAACGCCGGAGGTCGTCATGATGAGGCGCATTATTTTGTCCTGGGCGGACGTCATCCTGTCCGCGCTGGTCCTGGGCTCGCTCCTGGTGGCAGCGATCTACGTGCATGTCGTCATCATGGGGAGGCCGTCATGAAGGCGCTGCGGGAGTCTCCCGAACATCTCGCGGCGGCGCCGGAAGTGAAGGCTGCGCTGCGCCTGATCCCGCGCGAGGAAGCGTCGTCTACCATGCCCGCCGCGGCGCCGAAGCCGGCGAAGTCGCTCGCCGTCCAGATCGCGGAAATTCAAAAGGAGATCAAAATGCTCGACCGGTTGCGCCAGCTGCGCCGGCTTCGGCACAAGCTGAAATCCCAGCTTTCGGCGGATGACCTGGCGCGCCCCTCTTTCCAAAAGGCGAAGGAGATCGCGACCGAGGTTTTGTTGAACACGCCTTACGACATGGAAGACCTGATGGGCCCGGCCCGCCCGGCCGCCCTGTGCGAGGTGCGGTTCGAGTACTACCGGCGGGCGCGCGCGGCGGGCCTGACGCTCGAGCTCATCGGCCGCTTCGTCAACCGAGGGCATGACACGGTCGCGCATGGCCTGCTCGAGCATGGAAAGGGAAACTGATGCCGACCGCCGCTCTCGCCCCGCTTTCGTCCCGGCAACGCCAGGTGCTCGGGTTTCTCGCCCGCCTCGCCTGGGAGGAGTCGGGCGCGGCCGGGTCGTGCGACGATTGGCGCCACGCCGAGGTGCGGCGGACCGTGCGGCGGGGCCGGCTGAAGGAATGTCTCAACGAGGACTTCCTCCCGCTCGCGGCCCATTTCAACGCCCTGATCGGAAACATGGACGTCGCGTTCAAGGCGTCGCTCAAGAGCATCAACGAGCCTAGGTCGTGGGACATGTTCTGCCTCTACCGCGAGGTGACGGCCGTGAAGGACGTGCTGCCCGGCGCGATGAATTACGCCCGCGGCTTCCTGCACAAGCAGCGCAACGTCACGCTCGAGGAAGCCGGCCATAACGAGATCTGGCACGCCATCTTCACGATCCGCCGCAAGGCCCAGTCGCTGCGCAAGAAGAAGAGCGGCGGCGAACCGGCCGCCGACGTCCTGGGCAAGCTGCTCGGCGCCGCGCGCGGCGCGCGCCGGCCGGATCCGGACAAGGAGCCGTTTTGATTATGGCGACCGATTTTCGTCACGATGTCCCGCCGACCAGCGGGCGCGCCAAGCATCACGTGAACCGGACGTGCGGCCTGGTGGGGCGCGACCAGTACCACCAGGGCCTCTTCCCGTGTGTGGCCCCGAGCACGGATAACGTCCGGATCGGGGCGATCGATTTATGAGCACACCCGCCGCCTATCCCCTGCACTGGCCGCCCGGCTGGCAAAAGACCGAACCGCAAAAGCGTGAAAGCGGTCGATTCAAATGCACGCTGTCGTCGGCGTTGAATAGCCTCACCGGCGAGATCGGGCGGCTCGGAGGCACCGGTCTGGTCCTTTCCAGCAACGTGACTCTCGGCAACGAGAACCCGAAGGACACCGGCGTCGTCGCTTACTTCGTGCACGAGGGCGTGCAGGTCGCCATCCCTTGCGACCGATGGAAGACCGTTCCTCACAACGTGCGGGCGATCGCTCTCACCATTGAAGCGATGCGCGGCATGGAACGGTGGGGAGCGAAAAATATGATCCGCGCCATGTTCACCGGGTTCAAGGCCCTGCCCTCTTCCGGTGCCCGTCACTGGACCGACGTGATGGGGTTCAAGGATGGCCAGGTGATCTCCGAAGAAGACGCCAGCAGGAGATACAAGCAGCTCGCCCAGGAGCGCCACCCGGACAAGGGCGGCAATGCGGAATTGATGACGGCGCTCAACGTCGCCTGGGATGAGGCCAAGCGGGAAAGAGGGTGGGCATGAAAACGGTCGATCTGAAAATCCGCCTCGAGGACATTGACGGCGAAAAGCGCGTCAACTCCGAGACGATGGCGTTGCTGATGGAGTTCGGCGGTCATCGTCAGGTTTGCGATGATTGCGATAAGACCTTCCGTGACCATGTAGGGAACTATTGCGAAACGGGTCGAAGCTTGCTCGACCAGATCATGGCTCGGCCGGACGTCGAGGTGGTGCCATGAAACCCATCGACTACCGCAACGAAACGTGGGACCAGATGCGGGCCCGCGTGGACAAGGTCCGCGAGGCGGTCTACCTCGCGCTGGACCGGCACGGGCCGTGCACGACGCGGCAGCTCGCGCAGAAGAGCTCGATCGACATCCTCACCGTGCGGCCGCGCGTGACCGAGCTTTACCAGATCGGCCTGGTCGAGCTCGCCAACGCCGAATCGCGCGGCGACGAGGGCGTCTACCGGACCGTGCCCTGGGCGGTCGCCCGCAGTCAGTTTGAGAAGCGCCAGGCGGCCGAGAAGGAAAGGCAGCTCACCCTTTTATGATCCGATCCGTCCAACCCCGTGGGCAGAAGCCCGATCGTCTGCCCGCGCCGATCTCGAACGGGAAAGCTGCTCCGTTGGTCCAAGTGGCCCCGAACCGGTTCGTCCAGATGGACCTGACCCTCGAGGTGCCCGAGATGGTCTTCTGTGACGTGGTCCCGATCGACGGATCGCCCGGCCATTATAAGCTCGTGCCGCGGTCGCTGGAAAAGCTGGTCCGGGTTTCGCCCGAGCTGATCGAGAAGCTGGGTCTGGGAAGCAGCCGGGACCAAACGACCCTGAAGCGCCTCATCCGGGCCGGGTTCGTGGACGGCGGCCGCGTGTCGCCCCAGGTCTACACGGTCAACCTGGCCAGTTATTTCCAACACTTGAAGCGCTGCTCGGAGAATCCCGACTTTTGGGACGACCCCAAAGTGCGGGCCGAATACAGCAACGCCTATTTCTAACCGCGCCGTGAAGCCCTCTAAAATGCCCCAGGAAGCGCCCGCCGCGGGTGGATGTGCCACCAGGGCGATAAAATCGCTCCTGCCCTATCGCGAAGCGCAACGACAGGCTGCGCTGTCGAAGAAGCCGCGCCAACTCCCGCTCATCCGGTTCACGCGTAAGGCCTGGCGGCCGCCGGCAAAGACAAGCTCGTGGCGCTCGCGGCCGGTGATGGCCGTCGGCGCCGACTGCCGGCAGGAGGCGTTCCGTTTCCCGACCGGCCATCCCTCGATTTCCTACCAACTCCAACCCCGTCAACCCAAGGATCAATCATGACCACCGCCGCACCCGTCCGCCCGACCAAGCTCCTCGCCTTCCACGGAGACCCGAAGATCAAGGCAAAATTTATCACGCGCATCCGTGCCCACCAGGAGGCCGATCAGATCGTAAAAGGACGATACTGGGAAGACGGCAAGGGCTGCGCGGTTGGCTGCACCATTCATTCCGGCA